GTCGCTTCCGGATCAGGACCCGGCAAACTGCATCAACTTCGATCAGTCCCGTTCGGCCTGTCTCGCTGCCGGCCCCGGCTTTCACCTGATGACTAACTGGGAATGGGCAGCCGTTGCTCTTATGTGTATGAAAAACGGTTCCGGAGATCTGCGCGGGAACAACAACAGGGGCAAATCATATGAGGAGCCATCCGAGACCGGCAAGGGGACCAAATACGGCAGAACCGCGACCGGCAGCGGCCCGGACACATGGCGGCATGATGGCACCTCCCATGGCATAGCGGATCTGGTCGGTAACGTATGGGAATGGAATGATGGACTGAAGCTGGTTGCCGGCAAGATCATTATGCCGGCGGATAATGCTTTTCTCCTTCCCGAGTCCGAATGGCCGGATACCGGCGCTGTTATCGATCTACCGGGAAGCGATATTCAGATATCAAATGAAATTTCCCAGCGCGATTACGATGGCAGCCGCTTTAGCGATGCAACAGTGAAAAATAACTACGATCCACCCCTTGAACTCAAGCAGGCTCTCCTGCAGCCCCTAGCAGAAACTACCCTTACCGGCTATTTCTGGGCCGACAATACCGAAGATTTTGAAGCCCTGCCGCTCCGTGGCGGCTCCTACGTCAACGATGACTACGCCGGTCTGGCCGCCCTGAACTTGTACGTTGAGCGCGGCAGCGGGAGCTTCACTGTCGGGTTCCGGCCCGCTTTTATTGATTAATCTGGCCTCTGGGCCTCTGATTATCTGAATGGGTCTGCAGGGGCGAAGAGCCCCTGTCACCCGCAGGGTGTGTATGGAAAACCTGAAGATCAAACAGCGAACTGAAGACATGATCAAGTATGGCTATATCGCCCTGCGCCAGTTCCCGAAGAGCGAGAATTGCAATGGCAAGAAGACCATCGAATCTTTCCTGACCGGGATTATGGCCGCAGCTCCCCAGCCGGCACTTAACTTCAACGATCAAAAGGTATTACGTGCCAGCTGACACACCGGAAAAACTGATCAACCCCAAAAAGCTGGCGATGCTGCCGAAGCTCCCCGAGGCATGGGTTGAGCGCATGGCTACGGAGCGCGGCTGGACTCCGGAGGCAATTACCGAAGCCGGTCTGCGGCTATTCACCCACGGCAACGGGACGGAGCGGATTGCCTTTCCTATTTTTGACGGCGAAGGAAATCTGCCCAACATCCGTTTGTATCTGCCGAAAGCCAAAGGCAAGCAGCTGAAGATGATCAACTGGTTCGAGGGGACCGGTCCCAACAAAGTCACCTATGGCGGCGATCGTCTCTGGCCGCATCCGTCGACATGGGTTGAGGGTCCGGTATGGCTGGTGGAGGGCGAGCCGGATCGCGTGGCCGGGCTGTCTCATAAGATGCCGGGCAATGTGGTAACCAGGACGGGCGGAGCTAGGTCCTGGAAGGATGAATGGACGGAATGTTTCCGAGACCGAGAGGTTATTCTCTGTCTTGACGCCGACAAGGTCGGTCTGGCCGGTGTGGAGCGCGTTGCCGGCGAGCTGCTCGGCGTTGCCAGCAAAATTCACGCGGTGATCTGGCCGGAGTTCATGTGGAAAGAGACTCCGCACCCGCTGTTTGATGAGAATAAGTCACTGGAGGATTATTCGGAGTTCATCCGGGAGTTCGGCGCCGAATATCCGGCCAACCATGGCGAAGATTTGACTGACTTTTTCCATAAGCACGGCTGTTCCCTAGACGACCTTATCAATCATATTGCTGCTGGTGGATGCATTGAATACGAGCCGGAGGCGACTCCGGATCTGCCGACAGAAGACCTTCCGGATGAACCGCCAACAGAGGATGACAACCCGTCCTTGAGCGCTATCCGTCGCCGCTTTTTCGTCTGGCAGAGCGGCTGGAAATTCAAGCCGCCACTATTGCGCGATGAAATCCTGGCGGCCCGAAAGTTCGTAGCCGATCCGCTTACCAAGCAGCTTTACGAATACGAAAGCCGCTACTGGAAGATGTCGTCTGTGGAGTTTGTGGAGGCCCTTGCTGCGGATATGATGGGGATCGAGGCGGAAACTGCCCGTGTGGCCAATGCTGCCAGGCTGGTTTATTTACGCTCACTCCTTCCTGAAGACAGGTCCCTGAATGATCATCACCATTTGATCTGCTTTGAAAACGGTATGCTCGATATTTCGGAAGGGCCGGACGCCGGCACGTTCTACCCCCACTCCCCCGACTATCTAGCTACGCAGATGCTGCCGTATCGCTTCGATGAGGCGGCTGACTGTCCACTTTGGAAGGCTACCCTTGAAGATTATCACCTGTCCAAGTCTGCCCAACTGCAGCTACAGCAGTTCTTCGGCTACTGCCTGACGCGAGAAACTAAATATGCCAAAGCTCTGCTTTTAAAAGGAGATGGCGCGGATGGCAAGTCAGTAATCCTGAATATTCTTCGTGCGATTATCGGCGAAGAAAACTGTAGCGCCGTACAAATGAGCCGGCTTGAAGATCCATTTGAGAGGGCCACCCTTTATGGCAAATTATTAAACATCTCTACCGAAGAAAACAAAGGCATTTTCGGCAGCGCTATTTTTAAGTCCGCGGTGTCTGGCGACCTAATGAATGCCAGCTTCAAGCATAAAGACTTTTTCCAGTTCCGCCCTTATGCAAAACACGCCTTCGCATCTAATTTTTTTCCGAACGTGTCAGACACCTCAGACGGGTTTTACCGTCGTCTCCTGGCAATTAAATTTACAAGACAATTTGCCGAACATGAACAAGATAAAAACCTTGAAAAGAAGTTATTAAACGAGCGGTCTGGGATATGTAATTGGGCAATAGCCGGGCTGATCTCTCTTAGGGAAATGGACGGTTTTGCCAAGTCCGAAGAGTCGCTGGAGTTCCTGGGCGAATACCGCCGCCACAATAACCCGGTGCTGTCATTCACGCAGGAATGGTGCAAAACCCCGGCAGAGGGTGAAGACCTGCGCGTGTCGGTTGATGAGCTGTATGAGGCATACTGTATCTTTTGCACTAAGGATGGTTACAAGAAGATGCAGAAGAACAACTTCGGTGAGACTTTGCGGCAGGTCGCGAAGGTGAAGTCCGTGCGCTTGCTTTCTGATCCGGCGGCCTCCGATATTTCGAAGACACGTCCGCGCGGCTATGGCGGTATCGATCTCACCCAGGAAGCTCGCACAGCAGTGGCCGCTCGCACTCAGAGGTCTTCAGCCGGAGGTTCGGCCGCGCCCCCCGCCGCCCCCGATGCCGCAGGCAGGCAAGCCAATAGTAGTTGGGCGGGCGATGCTTGGTGAGTTTCAATAACTGGCCCGCTGGGGCTAAGCCGGGGGGCGGGGGTTGTTTGTCCGGTCATATTTCCGGGCAATGTCCGCATAGAACGGACGCAAAAAGCGGAGCAATTCAAGTTAGTTAATAGGTTTGTCCGCGTTGTCCATTCTGGTTTCAAAGTAATGCATGTGCGTGCGCGTATGCGCGAGAACTTCATAAAGGTATCAGTATGAGTAACTTTCACTTTCTATTTATTTCTTTTCCAAAAAAGAACGGACAGGCCGGACAAGGTTTATAACATATGAAAATAATTAATAGAAACTGTATCCGCTTTATCAAAAACAGAACGGACAAGACCGGACACAGGCCGGACAAGCCACACATTAAAATCATGGGTCCTTCTGACCATCATTAAGAGTGTGGGTAATTCGACCCGCCACTTTTGCGTATAATCTAAAATTTTTTAAAGGTGCAAAAATGCAACAGCCCGCAACGTCAGCAAAAAAGAAAGTCAATGGGCACATCCGGTCATTCTCTCCGGCTTTAGTTCTCGATTGGTTTTCTGCCGACCGTTTGGAGCTGAAAGAGTCGGCCCGCTTTCTTGCCAAACTTCTGCATCCAGCTGATTTAAATCCAGCCGGCCCGCACTGTCGTAAATGTGGTGAGCTTTTCACTAATCAGCGCCGTATCGAGCGTTTCTATCGCTTCGAGCGGATTCAGTGTCCGAAATGTAGAACCTTTTCCACCGCGGCCACCGGTACCATTATACACAAGAGCGAATTTGAGCCGCGTGAGATCATCCTGCTCGCTGTCGGCTTTGAGCTCAAGCTGTCTGATAAACAAATTGCCAAACTGCTCGCCTGCAGCACAGAGACCGTTCGCACCTGGCGTCTGAAATTCAAAGCCTTGAACGATAAATAAAGGAGCCTAAACATGAAAACAGCAATTTTCCAGACAATCCCGCTCGATAAACTTGTCCCGAACGATTATAACTCCCGTCGTTTCTCCGAAATGACCGCACGGCGCCGGGCTAGATTCGAAGAACTGGTCGATTCCATCCATCATAAAGGGATACTCGAACCGCTCCTAGTCCGGCCGATCGATGGCGACTGCTACGAAGTCATTGCTGGCGAGCGCCGGTACCGTGCCGCCCTCCAGGTTGTCACCAAAAACGAGCTCAGTCCGGAAGCATACCTGGTCCCCTGCATGGTCCACGATATCGACGCCGACTCCGCCTTCGACATGATGGTTATCGAGAACCTGCAGCGCGAAGATCTGACTGCCTTCGAACTCGCCAGCAGCTTCCAGGATTATCTCCAGCGCCACGGCAACACCGCCGAGGCCGTCAACGAACTATCCTTCCGCACCGGGATCCCTGCCCATGGTATCCGTCGTCAGGTCCGCCTCCTCAATCTCCCGCCCGAAGTCCTGGCGGCCTGGAAAGAAGGCACCATCACCCAGTCCCATGCAGAACTCTTCACCCGCGTCGCCGATCGTGATCAGACTATCGAGCTGCTTATCGCCTGCCAGCGCAACAAACTCAGCACCCGCGAGCTCGCCGAAAGGATCGGCGCCGCCGCTCCCGATCTCGAACGCGGCTTCTTCGACAAAACCGAATGCCAGACCTGCCACTTCAACACCACTGTACAGTCTGGGCTCTTTACCGATCTTACCCCGGCCGGCAAATGCGGCAACAGCGCCTGCTTCGAAGAAAAACAGGGACAATTCCTCACGGAAAACTGGAGCAAGAGCAAGCCCGCCGTCCAGTTCGGCACCCGCGGATTCATCTTCGGCCACCTCCCCAACGCCCGGCATGAATCACTGGGAAGTAACGACACCGCCGATCGCTGCCTAGGCTGCGACGCCTTTGTCTCCATGCTTCGCCTGACCGGCGCCGTCGTTTCCATGTACGAACGCACCTGCACCGGCCCGCGCAAATGCTATGACGAACTCTATCGCGATCAGCCGGCCGAGCTTCCCGCCTCGGAGCAAGTCGAAAAACAAGAAGAGGCCCAGCAGCCAGCACAACAGGAAGAAAAAACGCAACAGTCCCCGGCCGCCCTGCCTGCAGCCAATAAAAAGAAAAAACCGGCCAGCCCTACCGAAGAAACCGGACCCGTATGGAATCCGGCCCGTGGCGCCCGCTTCCGTGAGATATTCTATCGTTCCGCCATCCCCGCAGCGGTCCAGGAAACCGCCGCCGATCAGCTCCCCAACCTGCGCCTTAGCCTTTTGGCTCTCGGCCTTGCCAGTTCCGCCGCAAAAGCCCATATCATTGCCGGACTCGGCCTGCAAAAAGATGCCATAAACAAGGAAATAGCCCGGCTCATCTGCCAGATACCCCTCACAGACCTGCCCGGATGGATAACAGGAGCAGCTCTTGCCCAGATCCTTGCCCCTGAAATAGGCGCAGATGTCCGTCATCTGGTCGGTAAAAACTTCGGTATCGATGTAAACGAAGACTGGATTCTCACCGAAGAGTATCTCCAAAGCCTCACCCCATCCGAAATAGTCCGCGTAGGGGAAGAAGACGGCATGGACCTCTTTAATATTTCCCATATCAAGGAATATCGAGAGAAACACTTCAAAGGCAAAGCCCTCCGATCCCTCAAAAAACAGGATCTAATTGACATGATCATAAAAAGCGGCCCCGAACTCGCCGGCTACGTTCCTGCCGAGATCATCTATAAGGCAGAGGCATAACCAGTGAACCTTGCCACCCTCACAGAGCGGATCAGAGAGGCCATCACCACCGGCAGCATGCCGGCGCAGCTATCTCTGGGATACGCGGCAGTCGACTTCACCATCGGTGATCTGCTCCGGCCGTGGGGGAAACTGTATCCGGGAGTGCCCGAAGCACTGGCCAGCGCGGAAACACCGCAACCCTTCGATTACCGGTCGCCCTTGCGCCGACCGACCCTTAACCCATCGCCTCGGCGCAGTCCCCGCATGCTGCAGCCGCCGCGCCGCATACCGGCATCACCCCGGATGATTCAGAAAAGTCTACTGTCCAGCATGTCCGGCATATGGGATTACTATAAACACCATGGCCTCGCAGACAGACGGATTCTGCGCAACATGCTGACAGCAGAAAGCCTGGAGCAATTCCTTGACCCACTGCAAAACATCGCCAGCAACTACAGTCCTATGGAAATGGATCTCGAAAACATCAACTACAGCGATATTATCGGTCTAACCGGATTCAACCTGTTCATCCCCTGCGAAACCTACGAAGACGAAGGCGCCGGAGTAATACAGGGCTTTCTCGAAGGGGTCAGCGGCGTCCGCTGGCTACTGGAAAACTACTTTGAAAGCTCAGAAAACGGTGAAGACCTGCCGAAACAGGACAAGAAACTCATCGCAGAAGTCGGCTTCGAAGCCATCCTCACCGCCTACGCCGCCGCACCTAGCCCCAAAATGGCCGACCTGGAGAAACTTGGCGACTTCTCGAAAACCTACTTCGGCCAGGTCGAAAAAGACTACCCAGAGCACTACAGCACAGACTTCGACATCATCAGCGGCGACGGCGGCAGCAACAACTCCCTCACCATCACCAGCCGGCAGGATATCGAATTTGCCCTTGCCTACGCCGAAGCCTACTTCGACATGATGGGCGACATCCCCACCCCCTGGCAGTTCACCGAAAACCACGAAGGCGTTTTCGACACCTTTGTCCACGAAATATGCGAGGCCTGGCGCAAGGCCAACGGCAAGCGGGCCGTCAAGTGGACCAGTCCGCAGCAGAAGACCCTTGCCGTCAGATTCAGAACAGGTGACCTATGAACGAGACCCAGAAACAGCTCTACGGCATCGCCATCTTCGAAGACGAAATTGTCCTCAGCGACTACACCGGCCCGGGCGAACGGAGCTATATCGTCACCCCCGCCCAACTGGCCGGCTTCGTTCGCAGCTCCACCACCGTTCACGCCTATCCCGGCCTCGTCTGGATCAAGAACGACGGCCAGAGCGAATCACACCTCTTCACCCTGCCGGCTGCCACCCGCACTATCCTTTACCGGCCGCTCCGCAAGGGGAAGAAAGAAGGCAAGGGCCGCCTGCAGGAGCACCGTCTCCAGCTGCCGGCCCTGGTTGTCAGGGCGAGCATCAACAGCGGCAAGATCAACAGCATCTGTCTCTGGGGCATGAACACCGCCGTACTCAAACCGGATACCCGGCTCTACGAGCTTCCCCTTCCCAACCTCAACGGCTCGTCCCTCTGCCTCGGCAGCACCGAAAGGGCCAAGGGCGCCGACGTGCGCGCAGCAGTCGAGCGTACCGTCTTCGACACCCCCTTCAATCACCACAACAACACCGTCGGCAGCGAGAAGATCCTCTTTCCAGACTACGTCCGTCTCTACAAGGGAAAGGCTCCCCTGCGGACACTCAAGCCCCTCGGACTCGGCCGCACCCTTCTGGAGGGCAGACAATGAACAGGAAAACCAGTATCGCCCCGCGGATCAGCGACATCGTCGTCGTCGGGATCGGCGGCACCGGCAGCTACTTCGCCCAGGGACTCGCCAAACTCGTCGCCGGCTATCAGCTCCAGGTCAACGTCGTCCTGGTCGACCCGGACACAATTGAAGAGAAAAACTGCAGCCGGCAGAACTTCCACCACTGCGAGATCGGCCAGAACAAAGCTCAGGCATTAGCCTACCGCCTCAACCAACAATACGGCCTCGCCTTCGCTGCTGCCGCCGAAAAAGGGGAACTCTTCGTCAAACAGCCGCTCAAGGGCTACCGCGCCTGCAGCTCCGCCGACTTCCTCGACGGGAACAACTCCAGCGACTACAGCCGCCTCATCGTCACCTGCGTCGACAGCGTCGCCTCGCGCAAACACTACCGGAACCTCGGCCCCTGGCTCGACCTCGGCAACGGCGAGACTACCGGCCAGGCTCTCTACGGCACCGCCCACGACGCCAAGCAGCTGGCCAGGGATATCGAGAACTGGGACAAGACCCCCACCGTCGGCCACCTCCCCAACGCCTGGCTTGCCTTCAACCTGGAGCAACACAAAGAACCGAAAAGAAAAGCCCCCGGCTGCGCCGACCAGCCCTTTGCCGAACAGGGCATCTTCGCCAACGAATGGGCTGCCGCTGCCGGCCTCGCCATTCTCCACCAGCTGCTCATCAAGGGCGAGCTCACTACCCCGGCAATATACTTCGACACCCGCGGCCGCATGTCGCCTGAATACATCACCAGAGAATATCTCGGAGGGAAATAATGAACGATCGTTGCAAGAATTGCGGGGCACGCCTCGATACTCATATGGAAGATCATCTCTGCCGGATGCACTACGATGATGAAACAAATACTTGCACGGTTTGTGGCCGTGTCAGGCCCGCCTTCACCTTCCCACCGCTGACCTGTGGGGGTGGCCGGCCCGTTACCTGGCACTATCAGCTGGATACTATTAAGGGCCAAGATCTCCCGACAAACTCGGTCACCATCTATTCCAGGCCGTTCATGGAAATTGACGAATCAGGAGAACACGAGTTTGAGAAATTTAACACTGTAACCCTGACTCGGGCAGAAGTCAGGGCCATTCTGGATAGGCTTGAAGAAGATATTGCCGAAATGCGTTACCACTGCCCCAATCACAAATTCATTTAAACAAGGAGACCACCATGGAAATCAGAGTACAGATAGCGCATCACTTCAAGATCGACCCGGCCAAACTGGCCCCGGGTCTCGTAAGGCTGCCCGAACAGATCACCCGCACCGTCAGCGTCGGCGAAGAGTTCAACACCGAAAAAGTCAGCATCGACTGCCTGTCCGCTGCCGATCGCGCCACCCTCGTTGCCGAGCTGGAAAAACAGACCCGCGAAGCCACCCGTACCGCCCGCCCGGCCGGATCAGCGCCGCTGCCCGAAGCAGCCGCGGAAAGCGAAGACGAACTCAGCGCCTTTTAGCGCTCAAGCACAAAAGTTCAGTTTGCGAAATTGCGCAAATTCACAAGGAGACCGCAATGGCAGAAAAAACCGACATCACAGTCAAATTCGAAGGCAAGGAATACAGCGTTCCCATCGGCTTCACCGCTGAAGAGTTCGTTGACTCACTGGCCGCCACCAACCCGAAAGCCGCCACGGCCAAACTTATCAAGGACGGCCCCGGAGTCTACACCTTGAAGCCGGAATACAAGGACAAGGGGTGATGACCATGGAAAAAAAATGCAATCACATATGGGTATCTAACAGCGGTGCCGGTGGAAAGCCAATTTATACCGTCAACCGGCAAATGAGCTCAAAACCGGTAATGCACGTCAAGTGCTCCAAGTGCGGTGCCCGCACATGGGCAACCAAAGATCAGTGGGAGTAACCAATCATGCAGCCCGGACTGTTCGAAGCAGCAGACTGCGACCATTTACCAGTCGGGCAGCGTCATTTCATCGGCGACTGGCTGGTTTGCGGACGCTGCGGCAAGAAACTGAGAATGAAGAATTATAAAGGTGAAAATCATGGCTGATTCAAAAATCGAATGGACGGACCGGGTTTGGAATCCTACCACCGGCTGCAGTTTTGCCTGCAACTACTGTTATGCCGAGAAGATGGCGCGTCGGCTGAAAGCAATGGGGCAGACGAAATACCGCAAAGGATTTGCCCCGGCCTGCCACCCCGACGACCTGGCGAAGCCGCTGCACTGGCGCGGCCCGGTCAAGGTATTCGTTAACAGTATGGGGGACCTGTTCGACCCGAACATTCCCGACTATTTCATCCGCTGCGTGCTGGGGGTTATCGCCTCCACCCCTCATCTGACTTACCAGATTCTGACAAAGAACCCGGCCCGGATGAAAGAGGTCATTGCCAACACCAGCCACGGCGAATGCGTTGCCGAACTGATTGCACATAATGGCGCCGGGGATATCTTCACGGGAAAATCACGAATGAGCCGCGCCACTCTGAACAGGATCGGTCCCGGCTGGCCCTGGCCCCTCCAGAATCTCTGGCTGGGAGTCACAATCACGAACCAGGATAGCCTTCACCGCTGGTGGGATCTCTACTACACCAACGCCGCCTTGCGCTTCATCAGTTTCGAACCGCTGACCGGTCCGATCCGCTTCGACTGCATCCACTGCCACGGCAAAGGGTATTACGATGATAATTCCAAAACAGTCTGCCCGGTTTGCCAGGGCTCGGGCCAGACCCTCGACCAGCTCGACTGGGTAATTGCCGGCGGTATGTCCGGTCACGATGCGCAACCAACGCACCCGGATTGGGTCCGGTCGTTGCGGGATCAGTGCCAGGCCGCCGCCGTCCCCTTCTTTTTCAAGCAGTGGGGCGAGTGGGCTCCATATAGCGGATCAAGCCCGGATGTCAATGATAATCCCGAGCAGACCAGATTCAGGCACATGGAATGGGAAGATGGTGTCTGGAGGGATGTTGGTTATCCGTTATGGTGCGATTTTGAAGACAGTATCGATGTCGAGCAGTGTGCGGCGCGTGTCGGCAAAAAAGCCGCCGGAGCCATAATTGACGGCAAAGAATGGAAGCAATTCCCGGAAGTGACGCCGTGACCGTCCGCTTCTTCCCCACACTCCTGATCGTGCTCGATGTCTTCGCTGCCATCGGCTACGCCACCCACGGCTTTACCGAATGGCGCAAAGTCGTTTACTGGCTGGCAGCTGCCGTTCTGGCTTTCGTGGTGACCTACTGACCATGACCAAAGCCGCCCCAGCCATAACGCTCCAGCAGGAAATCGAGGCGACTCTTACGGCAGCCGTGCGTAAAAACCTGGCCGCCGTCAAGAAATCAGCCACTATCGAGAACCTGAAAAAACTCACGGCCTCCGAAGAGAAGCTCAAGGAATTTCAGGCGCAGCAGGCCGCCCAGGATCGCCCCGCAGAGCGGCCGCTGAAAAATCTGACGGAAGTCGCGGCCTATCTGTCCGAAGAGCGCGGCTTCAAAGTCAGCGAACGAAAGGTTTATGCCGACAAGCGCCTCATCACCTGCCAGACGGACGGCTCATATCTGGTCCGCGATGCCGAAGCGTATGCCGCGCAGTTCCTGCAGAAGAAAGATGGCAGCGATGACGAAGTAGACAGCGGCCTCTCCCGGGTCAAAATACAGAAGGAAATAGAGCTGCAGGAAGAAAAGATCAGCCGCGAACGGCGCCGCAATTTGATCGAGACCGGCAAATACATCCTCCGGAGCAAAGTCGATCAGCAGCTCGCGGCCCGCGCCGCCTATCTTATCTCCGATCTGGAGGCCTTTGCCCACGGCAAACTCCCGGAAGTCGCCGAACAGGCGCTTGACAGCACTTCCGCCCCCGTAGAAGTGGCCGACTATCTGGCCGAACTCCGCGCCAAGATAGCTCCCGAGCTCTGCACCGTGTTTTTGAGCGAAATGCGCAAATGGCTTGACCGATACTCCCAGCCGCTGCAGTTCCAGGCGCCCATGGTCGGCGATATCGATCTGGATGACGAAGATTTCGAAGAGAGTGACGCCTGATGCCAGCCACGGCCCAACACATACCCGCCCAGCCGGCGCTTTTCTTCCCTTTCCGTTGGACATCTGCCGAGCGGGCCGTCTGGAAGGCAAAAGAAGATCTAAAGATCTCCGAATTTGCCGAAAAGCATATCCATGTTCCCCGCGGGGCGCATGTCGGCCCATACCGCAACGAGCTCAACCCCTGGGGCGTCGATATTATGGACACCTGGCAACTGCCCCACGTCCGGGAAGTCAACGTTTGTGCTCCGCCCCAGGCGACCAAAACCATCACCGGTCACTGCTGCATCGGGCAAACCGTAGTTTACGACCCCTGCGAAATGATGCTCATCATGCCCAGCCGCGATGACGCCCGCGAGGAAATGGACGATCGCATCATCCCCATGCTCCAGCAATCTCCGGAACTGGCCAAGCATCTCAGCGACAACCCTGACGACACCTCCAAATACCACGTTAAATTTAACAACGGCGCCATCATCTACACAGCCTGGGCAAACAGCCCCAGCAAACTGGCCCGGAAAGCCATCAAGAAGCTATTTTTCGATGAAATCGACAAATATCCCGACTTTGTCGGCAAAGAGACCAATCCCTTCAACCTTGGCGAAAAACGGAAGCGAACCTTCAAACACACCTACAAAATCTACCGCTCCAGTACCCCGACGCTCGAAACCGGCCCGATCTGGCGCTTTCTGAACGGCTCCGACGTTATAAAAGCCTGGCTGGTATATTGTCCCGACTGCGGCGGCGCCCAGATCATGCATCGCAAGAAGGGGCTGCGCTATCCAGCGGACAAGACTCCCGAAGAGATCCTGCAGGGCAAGCTCGGCCGCTACGAATGCGAGCACTGCCATAGTCTCTGGACCGACACCAAGCGGGATTTTGCCACCCGCTGCGGCCAATATGTCATCACCAAGGGCGAAAAAGTTCTCTATCCCCGCTCAGTTGGCTACCATCTAAACGGCTGCGCCATCACCGACATCTCCCTCTCCGAGATCGCCGCCAAAGAGATCCAGGCCAAAACCGACCCGGCCGCCGCCATCGACCTGGCCAACGATTACGACTCCGAGCCGTACATTGCCGACAAGAGCGACCGCAAGGAAGATGCTATCCTGCGGCTTATCGATCCCCACATGCCCCGCGGGATCGTGCCGCGGGGCATCAACTCCATCCTCATCTTTGCCGATGCCCAGAAAATCGGGGCGCACTACGAGGTTGTCGCTTTCGGTTGGGGTCGCGAACAGGAAACCTGGATAATTGAGCACGGCTATGTCGAGCACGAGAATCATCTCAATCTGATTGCCGATCGCGACTGGTTCGACGCCGACGGCACTCGCTATCGTGCCCGCGTCGGCTTCATCGATTCAGGGGGCGGCACGGATCCGCATCACCCGAAGCATTCGCGCACTCGGGAAATTTACGATTTCTGCATCGACAACCCTTTCTGGCACCCACTGAAAGGCAAGCAGCGCCAGACCATTCCGATCAATTGGACCCGGCTGGATTTCTTTCCCGGCAAGGAAGGCAAGAAAGTCGCCATCCCTGGCGGGCTTTTGCTCTACACCCTCGACACCACCTACTACAAAAACACCCTCGCCCGCAAATTGCAGATAGACCCCGGCAATCCCGGCGCCTGTCATCTGCATTGCGGCCTGACAACAGCAGAACTGGAATCCTGGTCCGGTCCGCATTCGGCGCTGGAAGAAGGCCTCAAGCGCTGGAACGACTACGCCAAGCAGATGTGTGTCGAAGTGCAAAACGAGCGCGGTTTCTGGGAAAACCCAAAAAAACTGCCGAATCATCACTGGGACCTGGGGGTCTACCGCTACGCCGCGGCCGATCTCCTCTATATCGGCGATGAAAAACAGGAAGAACCGCCGCCGCCAGAAACTAAAAAACAGGAAGCCAATCAACATAAATCCCGGAGGTGGTAGATGGTCGTAAAATCTGAAAATGTACTGCATGGAATGAGCTCGATATGTCAATACTACGGCCGCAGCGAACCAACTGTTCTGAAGCTGCATAAGGAATATGGCTTTCCTATCAGAAAAGACGCCGGGGGCTGGTCAGGAGACCGCAATTTAATCGATGACTGGCATAAGGATTATGTGGCTGGTCGTACTGAACGCTGGCTCGCAAGATAGCCCAAAAAAAACAGGTCAACCGAAATAACGGCGCAAATCTCCTAAAGCGCGGCATAAATTCCCGATTATTTCCAATTATTCCCAAAGCGCCAAAAAACCGCCCCTATACTTTCGGCTATACGCGAAAAAAGGGCGGTTTTTATGGCGGCAGTAGTCTTCACAACCTGGACGGATCTTCACGTAGCGCTCCTCAACGCCTACGCCGACTTCATCGCCAACCGCATCCAGCTCACCGAATTTACCCTCAACACCGGCAGCACCACCCGCACCTTCAAATACCAGGATCCAGACAAGCTTCTCAACGCCATCAAGGAAGTTAAAACGCTGGCCGACATGGAAAGCGGCGCCGCTGTCGGGCGCACCTATGCCGCCAATGGCGGGGGGCGCTGGCAATGAACCCTTTCAACTGCGTCATCGGCCGGCAGACTCCGGCCTCTGTCCACGGTTCCCGCATCGTTATCCAGCCGCGCCAGTACGCCGCCGCCAAAACCACCCGCCTGACCGGCGACTGGATGCCTGCCGTTCAGGACGTAAACTCCGTGATCCGCTCATCTGCCGGCGTAATCCGTTCCCGCCTGCGCCAGCTGGTGCGGGACTTTCCCTATTTCGTCAAGGCAAAAAAGAACCTGGTCAACTACACCGTCGGCGCCGACGGCATCAGCTTCCAGAGCCGCGTCCTCGACACCGCCAACCTCCGCAAAGATGGCCGGCCGACTATCAACAAGGTCCTCAGCCAGCAGATCGAAGACGCCGTCAAGTGGGGCATGGATGAAATCGACGCCCGCTGGTATCCCGGCAGCTCCGAAGCGCAGTTCTTCGGCGAGTTCGAACGGCTGGTCAAGAGCGAAGATGTCGAAGCCGGTGAATCCCTGCTGGTCAAAACCTTCATCAAAGATCCGCAGCGCTATTTGCCATACAGCCTGATGGCCTACGAATCGGAATGGCTCACCTCTCTTTATGCCGATGTTGCCAAAGGGATGGTGGTTGATCAGGGCAAAGAGTTCGACCCGAAAACCGGCCGGACCGTCGCCTATCACTTCGCCGTCCCCTCCGGCTATGGCGCGTACAACATCAGCGCCACCACCAAGCCGGTGCGCATCCCGGCCGAGTATGTGCTGCACGGCTTTGAAACCCTTCGCCCCGGTCAACTCCGCGGCGTCTCGCCGTTTGTAACCGCCATCCTCCTTGCCCATGACCTGTCCGACTACATGGACGCCACCATCGATGTCGCCAAAATGGCGGCCCGCTACCTGGGCATCATCGAAAGCGCCGACATCGCCGGTTTCCAGCGCAGCCGGACCGTTGATGGCCAGGGCGCCGATCAGGGGAAAAAGCTCGAAAACATTGAAGGGGCCATCTTCGAATATCTTCGCCCTGGCGAGAAAATGACCTTTGCTCCCCAGAACATCCCCGGCGACCAGGTCGGCCCCTTTTCCATGCTCATCACCCGCATGCTGGCCATTGCCACCGATACCACCTACGAGCTGCTTTCCGGCGATTATGCCGGGCTGAACTTCTCCAACCTGAAAGGGATCCGCAATGACTTTGCCGTCATGATGCGGCCGCACCAGGCCCGGCACGTCAACCACTGCACCCGCCCCGTGGTTAATGACCTCATTGAAACCGCTGTCCTGACCGGCAAGCTGAAGCTCCCCGGCTACTGGGACAATCCCCGCATTTACCAGCGCGCCCTTTACCTGCCGCCCGGGATGGAATCAGTTGACATGCTCCGCGATACCAAGGCGCTGCTCGACCAGATGAAATCCGGCCTGCGGGATCCGCAGGAGATAGCCGCTGCCCGCGGCAAAGATCTGGATGACATCCTCGACAATATCCAGGAATTCGCCGAAGACCTGAAAGCCCGCGGGCTCGATTTCATCCTGGACAACGTCAGCGGCCTGTCAACCGCCGTTGCCAACAACCCGGCCGCTGTTGACCCAGATACCGACGACAGTGCCGAAACAGCCGACAATGGCGACAAGGGTAAGAAGAAACGAGCCCTTAATCTGACCCGCGTCATCAAGGATGCCGTGGAAGAGGCCTTTCTACTGGCCGAAAGCGAGGAAAAATAATGCCCGGACAAAAGAAAAAAACCGTCCACGACGGAATAGACACCTCACTCAATTATCGTTCCATGTCGCTCTGCCTGCGGGCAGCAGACGGCACGCCCGCCTCGCTCGATGAAACCACCCGCTCGGTGGAGATGATCGGCGCCACCGAAAGCCCGGTGCTGGAAATTGATTGGGACCGCTGGGAACTGGTCCCCACTGTGCTGCGGATGGATGGCTGCCAGTTGCCCGCAAACAACCAGCTGCCGTTGCTCGACACCCATACCCGCTACAACACCTCCTGCCTGATCGGCAGCTACCGCGACATGCGGATTTCCGGCGCAAACCTGCTGGGACGGGCGCATTTTTCCAGCGCTCCGGAGGCGGAAGGCCCCTATCTGAAAACCAAGGAAGGACACCTGACCGATTGCTCCGTGGCGCGCAAAGACGTGGCCAGCACCTATATACCCGAGGGACAGAAACAGACCGTTGGCGGCATCGAGTACGAAGGGCCGCTGAGGGTAGTAACCAAGTGGATACCGAAAGAGATGAGCATGTGCCCGATCGGTGCAGACGATATGGCAAAAGTACGGGCGGCCACACCGACCGTTACACCCCAACCCAAGAAGGAGGACGAAATGGATCCCAAAGTACGGGCATTTCTGGTAACGCGTGGCCTCTCCGAGACCGCGACCGAAGCGGAGGCATATGCCTTCATGGAAACACTCAACGTGCGCAGCGAGGCAACACCTCCGGCAGCGCCTAACCTGGAAGCCATAACCGAGCAGGTTCGGCAGACAGTCCTCGCTGAGCAGACCCGCTGCAGCGAGATTCGCAGCATCTGCGTCCGCGCCGGTTTCGACGAAGCGAAAATCACCGGCTACCTCACGGCCGGAACTTCCGTTGACGCCGTTCGCTCGGCTGCCTTCGAGCAGCTGATCACCAACGGACCCACTGCTGGCGGCACCGGCTTCCGCGGCACCATCGAAATGGGCGCCGACTCCCGCGACAAGTTCCGTTCCGCAGCCGAAGGCTCTATCCTGCTCCGCTCCGGCCGCACCATTGGCGAAGACCTGATCAAACTCGGCGCCCGCGACCTGGCCGGCTTCACCCTGGTAGAGCTCGCCCGCGAATCGCTCCGCATGGCTGGCCAGCCCATCTACGGCAATGCTCTGGAAATGGTCGGCCGCTCCTTTACCACCTCCGACTTCCCCTTGCTGCTGGCCAACGTCGCCAACAAGAGCCTGCTGGAAGGGTGGGAAACCCAGGAAGAAACCTGGCAGCAGTGGGTTGCCGAGGGGAGCGTCTCCGACTTCAAGACCCATACAGCCGTCCGCGCCGGCGAAGTAGACAGCCTTGATGAAATCGGCGAAGACGACGAATACAAGTACGGCACCCGCACCGAGCAGGCTGAATCGTACAAAATCGCCACCTTCGGCAAGCTCTTCAAAATGTCCCGCCAGACCATCATCAACGACGATCTGGGCGCGCTCACCGACATCCCTCGGGAACATGGCGAGGCAGCCACCCGCACCGTCGGCGATGTTGTCTATGCCGTACTGACTGCCAACGCTGCCATGGGCGATGGCGTCGCCCTGTTCAATACCGCCACCCACAAGAACCTGGCCTCCTCCGGAGCAGTAGTCGACGTTACCTCCCTCGGCGCAGCCGAAGTCGCCATGGGTCTGCAAAAGGACATCGGCGGCAAGCGGCGGCTCAACATCAAGCCGGTCTTTTTCCTCTGCCCGCTCACCAAGAAGGTGGCGGCCGAGACTTTCTTCACTTCCACCAGCATCGGCACCCAGGCCAGCCCCAACGTGCAGAACATCTACAGCGGCGCTTTCTTCACCCGTATTTACGAGCCGCGCCTCGATGACAACTCCACCACCGCCTGGTACCTGCTTGCCCGCAAAGGCAAAACCGTCAAAGTCTTCTTCCTCAACGGCAACAAGACCCCTTTCCTCGATACCAAGCAGGGCTGGGGCGTGGATGGCGTAGAGTTCAAGGTCCGCATCGACTGCGGCGCCAAAGCGATGAGCTGGAAAGGGCTCTACAAGAACCCGGGCGCGTAACCCTGGCTGAAAAGTGAACCACAGGGGCTGCCGCGAGCGGCTGCCCCTCTCCCTATAAACCAAACCAATCAGATGGAGGACATAGAGATGAAAAACTTGATTCAGGATGGCACTCGAATCACCTGGACCAACGGCACCGGCACGGCGGTTGCGGCCGGCTCCCCGGTTATCGTCAGCGGCCGCGCCGCTGTAGCCAGCGTCGATATCGCCGATGGCGCCAGCGGCGCTCTTGCCACTTGCGGCGTTTTCCAGTTTGCCAAGGAAACCGGCAAAACCTTTGCCCAGTTTGCCGATGTCTACTGGGACGCAGTCGCATCCAAAGTCACCAGTGACGCCGATCCGGGCGCAGCTGTTGGTGCTGCCGTCGCCGGCAACACCGGCAGCAGCGGCGCCATTACCGCAGCTCCCGCAGTCGGCGCAACGGCCAAGGTCGGTGTTTACCGGGCTGTCTGTGTCGAGCCTGCTACCAACGCGGGCACGTTCCTGGTAACCGACCCCGACGGAATCACCGTCGGCGTCGCCACCGTTGCGGTCGAGTTTGTCGGCGGCGGGCTTACCTTCACTATCGCTGATGCCACCGATTTCGTTGCCGGAGATTCATTCACCATTACCGTTGCGGCTGGCAACAGCAAGCTCGGTTATGCCCACAAGGCAGCCGCCTCCGGCGACACCACGGCCAATATTTACGTTTGCACCGCAGTGAAACTGTAAGGCCCCGGGTTGGCGAGGATTGCAATGGACTTAGCCGCAGATCAACAATTCGCGCTGAACGAAGCCGGCCAGCCCGCCACCTTCTCACTGGATGGCGTGACGGTGAAAACCGTCACCGCCATCTTTGATCAGTCGGTCGAAATTTATTCCCCCGGCCAGGCCGATACGACCGAATTCAAGCCGGCCATAACCGTGGCCAGCTCCGACATGGATGGCATCAGTAAAACGCACACCGTAACCATCAGTGGCAAGGAATACAAAATCTACCTGGAGCCGGAGCCCGACGGCCACGGCCTGACCCGCATCGTACTGGTGGCCAAGAAATGACCATAGAAGAGCAGATCATAGCGCTACTCATCACCCGGCTGAAAACGATCCTGATCGCCAACGGCTATCTCACATCCGCCGGAACCAGGGTCTTTCGCAACCTGCAATACACCCTGGAAGAGCAGGAGCGGCCGTCGCTGTATCTTTTCCCTGGCGACAACACCGCGTCCTATGGCGGCAACACTCCGCCCTGCCTGGGCGAGCAGAACCATTTCCTGCAGATCAAAATCGAAGGCTTCATCGATGACGACGAGCTCGGCACAGCCGGCCGCAATCTCTGCGCCGATCTGTCCAAGCTCCTCTGGGGCGACGAATATTACACCGGGCTGGCCGAAGGCTACGAAGGTGATGTGAAAATAAACAGCACCGTAAGCAACAGCGGCGAAGACGGCTTCATCAGTTTCGTGGAAGCAGAGTTCATCATCTTCTATGTCACCGCCACGGGGGAAATGTGAAATGAGTGTGCTCGACGACAGGCTATATTTCAAAAAAGGCTACAAATACCAACTTGCTCAAGACTTTATGGGTCAGACCAAAATATTTCCGCCTGAACCGATTGACCATGAGTTTATTTATCTCACTACCAACGGCGTGTTGATACTGAAGAAAGGCTATGCATGGGACGGCTGCAGTGGCCCAACTATAGATGACAATACAAACATGATTGCCGGCGCGAAGCATGACGCCTGCTACCAGCTGATGCGTGCCGGCCTTCTTGACCTCAAATGGAAAGATCCGAGCGACGATCAATTTGAAGAGGATATTCATCGGGACAGCGGCAGGGTAAAGCGCCCCTGGTATCTCAGGTGGTGGAAAACTGTTGACAACTTCCGCGCCGAATACTTTGAGAAGGGCGTCGAATACTTCGGTATGAGCTCGGCAAAACCTCAGAAAGAGGAAATATTTGTAGCGCCATAAAGGGGGCAGTTATGGAATTCATCAGGCAGAATCCGGAGATAGCAATGCTGGCAGCAGGATGGTTGTTTGACAACATCCTGGCTCATTGCCCGTCTGTCAAAAGCAACAGCACATTTCAACTGGTTTGCAACCTTATCGACAAAGCAGTGGCAGCCGCAAAAAAATAAAATCTCAACCACTTCAGGAGGAGGTTGCTATGAAATATGAGGGCGTTGAACGGCGATCAGAGGAGTGTGGCTTTTGCAGTGAACATTCCGACCGGGATGAGACATTGACCAGCCACGATCAGTCTATTGTCAGCATGAGGACTGAACGCAAGGTGATTGCCGCCGTGGCGCTCTCTTTCGCCCTGCTGGTCGCTTATGTCTACAACACCAATTCCAGCAGCATATCAAACGACCTCAAAGACATTAAGGCTTTTATGGTGGCGAGTCGTGACAACGATGCCGAGATAAAAGGCCGGCTGTCAAATCTTGAATGGCGGATCAAGACCATCGAAGGGGAGAAAAAATGAAGCGTTTCATTTTACTGGCAGCGGCTGTCTGTATATTTTTTAGCCCAACAATGCCTCCCCCATCTTTGCCGGGGACCAGCTTTACCACCGCTGCTTTCGCAGCCGACATCAAACCTGCTCTTATCCACACTTTCGGCAACGAGGGGGGCTATCAGGCCGACCCTCACGACTCCGGCAATTATGCGTGCGGCGTGCTGAAGGGGACGAAGTTCGGCATTGCCGCGGCCAGTTATCCGCATGAGGATATCAAGAACCTCACCCTGGAGCGAGCCGGGGCGATATACGCCCGCGATTTCTGGGGCGCATCCCGCTGCGGCGAATGGAAGAGCCAGATCATTGCCAACGAGTATTTTGATTATGCGGTCAATCTCGGCCAGGGCACTGCCGCCCGGATCATCCAGCGCGCCATCAATTATGCCGGATGGCCCCTGGCGCCGATACCGGTTGACGGCAAGATCGGACCGGCAACCGTTGCCCGGCTGAATGCGGTTGACCAGGATCTGCTGTATGTGAACCTGATCGGGCTTACTCACAATCGCTATGTGCAGGTTGTGGACGCCAACCCCGCCAAGGCCAGGTACATGAAAACCTGGACGCGACGGATCAAGAGCAATGTTCTCCGGTCGGTTCATGAATACGAAGCGCGGCGAAAATGAACTGTCCCTGTTGCCAGGATGTCATGGAAAAATCGGGCAGAGCACATAAGTGCAGCCACTGCAATATTACCATGACTACCGGCGACTGTAACAGCTGCGGCAACTGCCGAGAGGTAAGGCCATGAAGAAAGACTGCCAGAAATTCAGGGACGGCACTTGTGACAAGAAGTGTCGCAAACATGCCGAATGCTTTCCCGAGCTTGTTTCAGAGGAGACCGCCTGATGTGCTTCTTTTGCCGGATCAGTAATTCCCGCCAGTGCGGTCCGTCCTGCGGTCTATGTGGAAGCAGCAGCCCCGGATACGTTCCGGATGAGGGGAACAAATAAATGGCCAAGCTTGCTCTTATAGCCGGGGATACTGCCCCGACGCGCTTGATTTACAAAGATGCCAAAACCGGCGCGGCAATCGACATCAGTGGTTATACGATCACATTGACTATCGGTTACAAAACCGGGGGACTCAGCAAAACTGCTGCGCTTGTTGCCGATGTTGCCGGTGCTTTTGAATTTGAGTGGGCTGAAGGAGACCTGGTGGTAGGCACCTACCCGGCGGAAATCATCGTCACTGATGGCGATGGCAAAATCAAAACGCACCCGATCGGCGAGATTATCATCGGCGCCCGTATTCCTGTGGCGGCAGCGCCATGATTCATCCGTCCGCATATATCGAGTTTCCGACAGGTAACCGGATTGACCTGGTAACCCCTCCGGAAATCCGTTTTGATGCTGCCGGATTACTTAACCAGCTAGAGATTATGGCCGCGCCGTTGCTCCAGTTTATTCTCGATCCGTTTGCCCTGATCAGCACAGTGCCGCCGCCGCAGATACTGACCAGCGACGGCCAGACACTCACCTCCGACGGAGTGGAACTGCAATGGTAAACATCAAGCACCTGCTCATAGCCTTGACCATCACCCTGATCTTTTGCGCCCCCATGCTGGCAAAAGAGTTCTACCAGTTCCCGCAGGTCACGGACAGCCAGCTGCGCGATCTATTCCTGGTCCGCCGCCCGGCAGCTGCCGGATACAATAATAACACCGGCACGCGCAACATCTCAGCCAGCACGCTGTTCGGACAATTCAACAACTTCACCGGCAGCGCTCGCAGAGAACTTCGCCAAAAGCTGGGGGCAGACAAGTTCAGCCAGTTCAGTTCCTGGGCAGCGTCCGAGCTGGCCAAAAAGCACACCATTAGCGCCCACCAGGCCTATTCAACTGCCGTGGCGCTGCAGCTGGCTGCCAAGGTATCGACCAACGACCCGCGTCTCTCCGACGCCCGCACGCCGCTGGCACACAGCCAGTCAGCGTCCACCATCACCGGCCTGGCTACCGTGGCGACAACCGGCAGCTACCCGGATCTGTCAAACAAGCCGACCATACCAGTGGCCTGCGGCAGCGATCCTGCCACGGCCATCTTCGACGGTGTGCCAGGAACGCCGGGAGCTCCAGGAGCACCGGGTGCAACAGGAGAGCGCGGCCATGCCGGCATCTCCATCTTCTGCAACATCTCCGGCCCGGTGCGCGCCTTTAGTTACGACACCGGCGGGCTCAATCCCTTCCCGCCGCTGCAGGCATTCGGCGCGCAGCTCTGGGAGGGTGCCACCCGGCTGGTGATCCAGGCGTATGAATGGTGGACCGGCGGGCCCGGCAACACCGTTTCAGGATCCGGTACGGCTGCCACCTTTACCCCGTCGGTCAAGTCGGTCTTCAAGAACCGCTCGACTAACAACTACGTAGCCGTCCAGGTCCGCTACTCCACGGCTCTCGGCGGTGGCAGGTACTGCCGCACCGGGATACCGATCAGCGTAACCCAGCCCGGCGCAAAAGGGGAGAAAGGTGATTCGGGCGTTGCCGTGGTGACCAAGTCGTCGGTTACCGACCAGTTCACCGCCCTGACGGCAGGCGGCAGCCCCATGTATTTTTTCCCGGGAGACGGTCAGACCGATGCCACCCTGCAGATCGGCGTAGGCGACCTGCTGAAGAATCTCCGGCTGAAGATCCTCCCCAGCGGCATGATCCTGATCATCCGGCCCGATGGGAAGTATGACTTCATGTATGACACCACCAGCCGCAAGCTGCGCCTCGGCAACTACTCTACGGCCTCAAGCCGGTCAAACGTGGTCATTGATAACACCGGCATGATCACCGGGTACAAGCGCAACGGCACAGTTGTAGCCTACACCCTGCACAGCTCGCTGGTGATCCGATGAAAGAGAACATCTTCATCGCCGCGGCGCTATTGTTCCTGTTCGTCCTGTTCGTCCTGGGCATCCTGTTTTCCGCCCGTCAGCTGGCCGAAGCACGGGAACCCTGCTACCGGCCGCCAACCGGCGAGTTTATCCGCAACACCTGCACCCGGGTACCGACGATTGAAAAGCCGTACTGCCCGATGCCATGAAAAAAGGAGAGTCGAACCATGAAAACCTTGCTGCTTTCCCTGCTCTGCCTGATCTGCATTACCACTGCTGCCGAAGCCAATTACAAACTCTGGGTACAGCCCCAGATCATCCCGGCCACCGTGCTGCGCGATTACGGCGACGGCCTGGTCTCCATCCCCAACCCGGAAGGGCGACTGCCGATCCCGGCCAATACCGTCTACAAGCCGGTCAACTATGACCCTTATGCCGAGGCAGCCGACCGCCGCACCGTCATTTACGAGACTACGGAAGAGGGCAACACCGATGCCGAGATGTTCGCCGCCTGCCCCGGTCTCCGCGAGTACCGGGAAAAAGTCATCCGCTATGACGGGCAGTTGCAGATCAGCAAGCTGGACGGTGTCTATCAGTCCGGAGAGAAAGCCACCTGGCCGCAGCAGCGGGAAGAGGCCATGCGCTACGGCAATGACGGTTTTCAGAATACTCCCTACTGCGACAAGATCGCGCTGGCAGCAGGCATGGACCGGATCGAATACATACTCTCGGTAAAGGCGAACATCGGCCCCTATGACGACAGCATCACCGCCATCCTCGGCACGCAGGTCGCGCTGATCCGCGCCATCTACGAGGCCCAGACCATCGGCGGACTGCTCGCCATCCGCTGGCCCGAATCGGCCATGTCACCCAGCGGCATCTGGTCACCGGTTTCCCCGTAGCACCCGCACCGCTCCGAGGCCCGCGGCTGTAGAGGCCTCCCACCGTGAAACCGCCACAGAGTGCTGCGGGGAACATATTTACAGGAGGGGCATATGAAAGTCATTGCAACCGAAAACGCCGGCTACTCGCAGCAGTTCCGCGCGGAGATCATCAAGGGGGAGGAGTACGACATCCCGGAAATGAAAACCTTGCCGACGTTTTTCAAGAAAGCGCGTGAAGACAAAAAACATACAGGAGGTGGAGAATAATGCCCGGATCAGGATCTGAAGAGCTCGTCTATGGATACAAGAAAGGAGTCGCGTGGGGCACGGCTGTTGCCCTTGGCGTGCTCAACGGCTATCGCGGCCTGCCTGCCGTCATCAAGAGCACGCCGGGCAAGAATGTCGATGCTTCGGTCGGCCAGGTGTTCATGGTCGATGCTACCCCGGGCGAGATCGTCACCACGGTTGATCTGCCTGCCTATGGCCGCTACGAGGACCCTGTCCGGTTTCTGCAGCTGGCCCAGTTTTTCGGCACGGCCGGAGTTCCGGCTACCCATGCCGCCGGCACTACCTCAAAAGACCATACCCTGAAGATGGCGAGCAACATCAACGGCAAGTTCGGCACTTTCGGCGCGAAATCGGGCCTGGGTGTGCAGGAGGTCCCCTCGTTCAAGCCGGACAAGGTCGTGTTCAAGTGGGAGACCGGCAAGCCGCTGGAGATCACCATTTCCGGCGTCGGTATCGATGAAGTTACCACCTCGACCACCAACGACGGCACCACCTTTGCCAGCGTCACCGTGCCGACTGCCGCCATGAACAAGCGGATATACTCCGCCCAGACGCAGCTCTGGATGAACGCACAGAGCGGCGGCGCCCTGGCCATCGGCGACAAGAAAGGTTATGCCTCCATTGAGTTGACCCTGGAGCGCAAGCTGAAGGGCTTTACCGGCTCCATCGTTTCGGCGGACACCAACCCGCGCGATCTGATCGATGAGCCGACCAACGATGCCGGGGAAGAGGGATGCATCACCGGCAGCCTGAAGATTACCTTCAACCGCGCTACCGACTTTGCCGGGTGGGCGGATGTCCGCGCCCTTACCCCCCAGAAAGCGGAAATCATCTGCACTGGCCCGATCATCGAAGGGTCTATCCCGTACCTGTTCAAGCTGCAGCTGCCGCACCTTTCGCCCAAAACCAGCGAGACTCCGCACGCCCGCGGCATCATGAATAACACCAGGGAGTACGATGTCTATGGCGCCCTGGCTGCACCAACCGGCATGCCGCTCAATACCGATCCGTGCTGGCTGTTCATGACCAATACCATAGCCACGGACTTGCTTGCTTAAGAACCGCTGGGGGCTCAGGGTTCGGGGTTCAGGCTTTTGCCCCTAGCCCCCAGCCCCCAGCCCCGAGCGATTCACCATAAAGGAGTTTCACAATGGATGTATCACGTTTGCGCAAGGGCGAAATCAAAGCCTGGGTCCCGGTAGACGACGAGGTGAAGATCTTCTGCCGCTTCATCGATCAGACCGAATGGGAAGAGCTGCAAAAGGAGGCGGCCACCACGGAGGTCGTCGATATCAAAACCGTCGAGACCAAAGCCACCCCTGACCAGCTGGAGTTCCGCCACCTGCTCGGCCGCCGGGTTGTGCTCGATATACAAGGCCTGACCGATGGCGTGGACGGTGAAGGTGAGCCGCTGCCGCTGGCGATCACCCCGGAAAACATCGACATGCTTATGGACGGCTGGACCGAGTTCCGCTTGGCCGTCATGGGAACGCCGCTCATGCTGAAGAGGATGGTGCAGCTGCAGGCGGAGCAGGAAACAAAAAACTCTTAGCGCACGTTGCCGCGGCTGCCGTCTATACGGCGGTCAGCTGCGAAGCGTGCGCGGATGCGGAAGAGCAGGACGGCATCATTCCGCCATGCAAGACCGATACCGGATGCTGGATCCCGCCGGTCTCCGGCAAGGGCCGCCGGATACTGATCCTGCGCAGTATGCGGGTAAGGCTCGAAGGGCTGATCGATCCGGCTACGGTCTGCCGGACTTTCGAAGCGGAGCACGGCAGCCTTTCCTGGCACGACCTGGAACTGCTGGCAACGGTTGAAGAGTACCTGAAGGAAAACGGACCGGGAGAAGAGAGCGATGGCTAAGGATGTCAAGTTCGTCATATCCGCCTCGGCGGCCAGCGCCGAAGCAGAGCTGCGCAAGCTACAGGCCACCGGCAAGACGGTTAGCGATCGCCTGACGGGCGATTTCCAGCAGCTCGGCATCAAGTCCACCATGGCCATTGAGCAGGAACGAACGGCCGTGGTCAACGCCTTCAACCGGATCAAGGCTTCCGGCGTCGCCTCGTTCCAGGAGATCAAGCAGGCCGAGGCGGCCATGCAGGCCAAGCTGCTGGAGCTCTCCGGAGACGCCCGCAAAGTCGGCCGCGATGTCGACGGCATCGGCAACAGCTTTGCCGACCTGAAGGGGATCATTGCCACAGTCGGTATCGGCCTGATGGTGCGCGATATCGTGCAGGCCCGGGCCGAGCTGGACAAGATGACTAGCGCTCTGAATGTTTCAACCGGCAATAAGCTTCAGGGTGCCGACAGTCTTCGTTTTATTCGAGAAGAAGCCGATAGGCTTGGGTTGAGCTTGCAAACATCAGCTACTGATTTCGGTAAACTTGCATCATCAGTAAAAGGTACCGTTGTGGAGGGTAATGGTGCCAGAGAAATGTTTACTGGTATTACTGAAGGGTTAAGCGCCTTGCAGTTGACAGCTGACCAGCAAAGTTCAGTATGGGCACAGATAACACAAGGAATAAACAAAGGGAATCTGGAGTTAGAAGATTTAAAGATCATTGCTGAAGCGGGTATCCCCGTATTTAGGATGTTGGCTGAGTCTATGGGGAGAACGCAACCTGAAATCATGAAAATGATCAGCAATGGCGAACTTCTGGCTACAAACGTTTATCCAAAATTAGCAGCATCGATGCATAAAGCATATGGCAAAGAAGCCGAGTTAGCTGCAAAAGACACTCGATCAGAACTTAATAAACTGGAAACAGCCATATTTAATCTGAAGAGCCAGGCAAGCAGCGGCGATACAATCCCAAAGATGATCAGGAAGGCTACTGCGGCTACCGAAGAGCTGAGCAAAAACCTGGACGTGGCAGCAGCCGGACTTGCCGTCTTGACCGGAGCCGCGGCTCTCAGCGGCATCCAGGCGCTGGTTGCCAATATGTCCCGACTAGCCGCGCTCTCCTCGGTAGGTACGGCCGGGCTTTTCGGCGCGGCAGCAGCAGGCGGTTATGCCGTCGGCAAATACATCGACCACAAGTGGAATATTTCCGGAATCGTGGACTACGAGAAGGAGATGAAGCGGGCTGAAGAAGCGGACCGCAACCTGGCGGCCGCCATGGAGAGAAAGACCGCTGCTGCCAACAAGGTGAAGGCTTCGCAGGAGATCAACATCAAGCAGCAGCAGAAGCTGACTGCCGCCCTGCAGGAATACGAGAAAACCATTGCCTCGGTCGGCAAGGCCGAGATGGAAATGGCCAAGGCGGGCTTTACCGCCGACCTGGCGAAACAGACCGGCGGTATGTCCAACCTGGGCGGGCCGATCCAGTCTTACCTGGCAGTGGTCAACGAGGCCTATGCCAAGCAGCTGGAGCTGGAAAAGGCCATCGGCCAGGCGCTGTTCCGGATCGGGGCAGAGCAGAAGATCATTGCCCAGCAGAACGTGCAGACCGCGCAGGTGGAAAAGGCTGCGGCCGCTTCCCGGCTCGACGCCTGGCAGCAGTATTACGACAGCCTCAAGACCATGCACTCTGCCACCATGCAGACCATGCAGAAGCAGCAGGCCGATCTGTTTCAGATCCGGATGACTACTGCCGATCTGGCCTCGCAGGTCAAGGCAAAGCTGCTCTCTCCCATGGAGAAGTATTACGCCGACATGGCGGCACTGGATCAGAAACAGAAGCTGGCTGCATCGCTCGGCACGGAAGAGAAGATCAGTATGCTGCAGTCGGTGCAACAGGCCTGGTCGAACCTGACCAACGAGATCAAGGACGGCGACAATACCGTGGTCAGCCAGGCCCAGGCCGTGGCCACTGCACTCGGCAAGATCAAGAGCGTAGGGGCAGAGTTGGAGGCGGAAAAGGCCAACCAGATTGCCACCAGCGCCGCCAACCTGGGCAACATCACCACTGCCATGAAGGCCGCAGCCGACCAGGTTGACGAGCATCGCCGCAAAGTGATGGAGCTGGACAACACCATCGCCAACCTGAACCGTACTTTTGCCCTGAACATGGATGACAAGGCCTCCCCGGTGATAGACCGGATCAAGGCGGCGCTGGACGGCATCAGGGACAAGACCGTCACCATCACCACCAACTACGTCTCCAGCTATGGCGGAGCATCTGGATATGCCGATATCCCTTCCTACGATGTCGGCACGCCGTTCGTGCCGAAAACCGGTCCGGCGCTGGTCCACTTCGGAGAGCGGATCACCACCGCGAAAGATAATGCCAGTGGTAACTTTGGCGGTGGTAATACCATCAACGTCGGCGGAGTGAACTTCAATATCCCCAACGTCACCAACCAGAGCACGGCAGACGACCTGGTCAATGCCGCTTTTCCTAAACTGGCTGCCAAGCTGGACGATTACCAGCGCCGCAAGCGTGCGGCATGAGCGAGTTCGACACCCTCGATATCCTCGGCCTCTATGCCGAGGACTACACCGAGCCGGAGACGCTCCCTGCCGCTCACCTGGTCTGCGGCGAGACCAGCGTTACCTTTTCGCGCCAGCCAGGCTATGGCGAGTTCGAGTTGATCTTCCACGGGGCGGTTGAAAAGGCCGGAGGCGGCACGCTGGTTGCCTATCCGCCTATCATTCAGGAGATGATCCTGCGCCAGCCGCTCCGGATCAACGGCGCGAGCAAAACCGACCTGGAGTCGTTTTTCAATGTCACCGTGCGGGGCATTGCCGAAACCTTTACTTACAACAACGCCAATATCGGCCCGGCTCTCACGGTCCGCTTTGCCGAGCCGACCCTGCCCGCCTTCGAGGAGGTCGGCTTCGACCAGTACGCGGCTGAGCTGGCGCTGCGCATTGCCGTTAATTACCCCCAGCTCGACCCCTCTACCTATCCCGGCACGGCCTACAGCGGCAACCGCTTTACCCTCGGCACGGCGGAGATCCGCATGCCGCTTCCACTGCGTAGCGGCAGCGGCCATGAAACCGAGCGCCGCCAGAGCCTGCAGCGTGACAGCGCCGCCGGACATATCGCCTACGAGCGCAGCCGCACCTATCAGAAAAAACACCAGTACCCGGTCATTCTCACCGCCGCCCAGTTCGTCGATCTGCAGGCGTTCTTCTTCACCTTCGTTCATGGCCGCCATCGCCAGTTCACCTGGACCGACGAAAACGCCACAGCCAGAACCATGCGGCTCGGGGCAGACCGGATCAAGGTCAAGCAGCTCGGCATAAACCGCTTCAGCACCGATCTGCCGCTACTTGAGGAGGTGGCCGTATGAAGGATTTCCCCGCCTCCTATGAGACTGAAAAGAACCGCCCCGACGGTGCCTCGCCCATATTGATGCTCAAGACAACCATTAACGGCGTTGACCGCGTGCTGTCCGACGTGGCTGTTACCGTGCCGGGCTGGTGGATTACATGCGCCTGGGTCAAGAGCTGGGGCAACCTGACGCAAGGGGTCACCGGCGCTCTGGACGAGTTCCGCATCTCCGATTTCTCCGCCACCTGCATTGCCGATCCGGACGTCTCGCCGAATATTGTCGATCTGGCGCTAGTCTACAACCTGGAAAAAGTGGTCTGCATCCTCTATCTCTGGTTTGCGGGCTCCAGCGACGGCCCGCAGGAGATCTTCCGCGGCTATATCCGCGACTACCCCATCAGCGACGGCGATACGATCTGCACCCTCAAGCTGCAGGATGAGACGGTCAAGTGGCAGGAAACCTATGTCGGCCGCAAGCTCACCCTGGAGGATTACCCCAACGCCGATCCGGACGATGTCGGCAAGGTCATCCCGATTCCGTTTGGCACGGTAAAGGAGGTCCCGGCGCTCTGCATTGAGGCAGGGATTATCACCTCCCTAACTGCCGACATAACCGCGGCAGCCACCTCCATAACCCTCGGCTACACCACCGGCCTGACCGGCAAGCACATCACCATCGGCGACGAGATCCTGCACGTCTCCTCGGTCTCGGGACTCACCGCCACCGTGATCCGCGGCCACGAAAGCACTACCGCTGCCCCGCATAAAAAAGGGGCGCAGGTCATGGAAAAGAAGAGCACCCCGCTGGTCTACATCTCCTCGGACGTGCCGATCGATTCTTTCGGCCGGGTCAATGTGCTGATCAGCGAACGTTTGATCGATATTACCGATTCCTGCACCCTCTACACCGGCCAGACCGGGAGCGAGCATGCGACCTACACAGGCAAGGCAATCATTACCCTGCCAGATTTCGTCAAGATCGAGCAGGGGGGCGGACTGGGCGAGTTGACGGTGGATGAGGGGAGCCATGCGCACCCCACCACATCTACATTCAGCGAGGTTTGCACTGCATCTTTGCCGGTGGACACTAATCCTGTCGGCACAGATACAAAATACTACTACCTCAACTTTCCGGCCAGCGCCGGCACGCGCACAGAGGTGATTTACGAAATAACGATCAACTGCATTTACATGAACACCCTCGCCATGACGGTTGAAGATTATGGATCTGTCTGGTCATACTCCAGTGTTGGCACCCGCAGCATCAGTATAATAGTGGCAATGGGGAGCCGGGCCAAGACCGGCAACCAGGTGATGCTGACTATAGTAGGGCTGAACGGCATCGGCCAACAGGCAACAATAATGTCGGCGAAGCGGACCATCACGATTAACACCAACACCACCTCCGGCCCGGCCAGCGGCGTTACCGTCTCGGGCAACAGCATTGCCGACACAGTGGTCGGTTCATCCCTCTATGTGGACATGACCCGCGCTTTTGCCGCTCCGGCCGATGTGTTTGCCGAGTTGCTCGACACCTGGGGAGGAGTGGCGACCTTCAGCCAGGTGGGGACGCTGCCCGCCAGCTACGCCTTGAATTTCGTTATCAACGAGTACCGCCGCCTGCCCGACTGGCTGCACGATCTGGCCTGGCAGTGCCGCGGCTGGCTGCGCCATTCATGCGGCGCTGCAAGCCTCACCATCCGCGACACTGCTCCGGAGAGCGTCAAGACCCTGGCGCATTGCGCCATCGAGTCCGGCAAGCTGCTCCACAGCCGCGACAAGACCCCCTACAGCGAGATCATCAACGACATAGTGCTGCTCTTTAACCGCGACTGGAAGCAGAGCCGCTCCGACAAGGCCTACCGCGACAGCGTCTCAGATTCGTCTGCCACCTCCATTACCGATTTCGGTAAACAGCAGCGGCCGGAGCTGTTCCTGATGGATGCGGTCACGGATCCGGACATGGCTGCCGACCTGCTCGCCTTTTATCTGGCCTGGTATAGCGTGCGCCACTGGCTGCACGACGTGCAGACCGACTACCGCGATTGCGAGCTGGAGTTTACCGATCCGGTAACTATCGGCTTTGCGGCGAACGTTGCGGCAATTGTGCTCAATGCCGACATGCAGCCGAACAGCGACATCATCAAACTGATCTTGATTCAATAGGAGCTTTCCATGGCACTCGGACTCACTTTTTTCCGCACCGTTTTGCGCCGCCTCTCACCGGCTGAGGTGGACAACAACTTCCAGACCCTGCTGGAGATGTTCACCGGCTCGGGCGGCATGATCGGCAAGCGGACGCAGGCCGATCTGTACGCCGATCTGGCGCATGCCGACAACACCCCGGCCATTGTGGTGCTCGATACCGATGTCACCAAGAACGGCATCTATATCAAGAACGGGGCGAGCGGCGCCGGCAGCTGGGATTTCGCGGTGGACTGGGTTACGGCCAAGGATACGACCGGCCCGCTGGCAATCGCCATGTCTGACGTGTCGATCACCATCGACATGACGGCCAAGACCATTGTCGGCGGCAGCGGCGTCATCACCCACAAGCGCGGGATTGTCTCTCTGGATGCCGCCCAGAATGTCGCGTTCGACTACACCTCCGCGACCAGTCTCATGTATCTCTACACGACCCTGACCGGCGAGCTGGCCATCTCCGTCTACCCGGCCGTGCCTCCGGCCGGGTCAGTGGTTATCGGCTACCTCTATGCCCAGAAGTTCTACGGCAACGACCCGGCAGGCAAGATCCGCGTCATCCCCACGGCCTATAACGTGGCGGGCGGCTATACCGATCGCTGGTGGACCTATATCGGCGGGCTGATAACCGTCAACCAGGCTACCTATACCATCTCCACCGCTGCCGCAGGCGGCGTGCTGTTCAGTAAGACCGGCCTGGTCACCATTCCGGGCAATCAGGCGGTGTCGTACAGTTTCACCAACGTCGGCCAGGTCGGCTACCTGTTTGCCCATCCGACTACCGGCGCGCTCATGATGACGGATCTTGCGGCCTTGCCGCCGGTCGGATTTCCGATTATCGGCGCGGTTTACAACCAGAAGTTCTACAGCATCACCCCGGCCGATTTCATCGCCTATGTAGCCAGCAGCGGCATCGGAGTGCGCAATTACGGCCTGGTGCAGGACCTGGAGCCAATGGCTACCGTGCTTGATGAGGGGGCCATTGCCGTCAATCTGTCGGCCAAGACCCTTACCACTACCGGTGCCGGGCTGATCGTGCATCGTGGCGGTTATACGAGCATCGGTACCGGTCAGAATGTCTCGTTTACCCTGGCCAGCCCGGACCTGCTGCTGTACGTTTATGCCGACAAGACCAGCGGCGTGCTGGCGGCCGTGACCGCGCCCGGCCAGCCTCCGGCGAACTCCGCCCCTATCGCCTACATCTACAAGCAAAAGCTCTATGCCCGCGACATTTTCGGCAAGATCTCCCTGGTCAACGGCAGCGGCGCCCCGGTGTATGCTGCCGATCCGCTCACACTGGCGCAGCTCACGGAAGATTGCGCCATTGCCATCGACCTTACGGCCAAGACGATCGTTACCTCTGCAACCGGTCTGGTATTGCACCGGGACGGTTATCTGACCATCCCCAACAGCCAGAATGTTTCGTTTGTCATGGCCAGCCCGGATCTGTTGCTGTTCGTCTATGCCGACAAGACCAGCGGCGTGCTGGCAGCCGTGGCGGCGCCGTCGCTTCCGCCTGCGCACACCGTGCCGATTGCCTACATCTACCGCCAGAAGATCTACGCCGCTGATCCGCACAATCGCATTACCCTGTATAATGCCCTGGGGACTCGTATCTATGCCGGTACGATCTTTGACGAACTGCGCCAGCGGTTCATCCTGCCGGATGACTTCTATTTCCTCCCGGCTACCCCCTTGACCATCTACAAGGCGCCCTGCTTTGCCGATTACCGGATCCAGATCATGAAGCAGCTCAACCTCTGGCTCGATACCAAAGGGAGCTCCATTGCCGACCGCTTTCAGCCGGTAAATGAAAGTCTGAAGATTGACCCGGCCCAGCTCGGCAGCAGCTGCGAGCTGGTGTTCCGCCATGACGATAATCCGGATGTGCGCTACATCAAGCCGATTACCAAGCATGTGGCCGGGGCAAGCGCACTGGACAGCCGGGCGCTGAATATGCTGGTCATGGGGGATTCGCTGACAGAGGGGGGGATGGCTACGGCGTTCAAGACCAACCTGGAAGCCCAGGGTGCAACCATTACGCCGGTCGGTACCTATTTTTCATCCCTTACCAACAATCTGCGCGGCGAGGGGCGCGGCTACTGGACCTATCGCAGTTTTGTCGGCAAGGACAACTATTCAGTCGGCATCGGTGCGCATACCCGTAGCAGCGGCGGTAAGACCGACACCACGAAATTCGAGAACCCGTTTCTGAAACTGGCCGACGCCACCGACAAGGCCAACCATCCGACTTGGTGTTTCCGCTTCACCGGGGTTGATCGGGAGCTGAGTTACCAGGACGATGCCGACAAGACCGGCAATTTCTATATTTTCGATTTCGCCTGGTACCTGGCACAGCACAGCGTAGCGAATCCGGATTTCATCACCATCGCCCTCTCTACCAACGACATCAACCTGGACCGCACGGAATACAGCCAGGCGGAGCGGCTGCAGTTTGCCCGGCTGGCGCTGGAAATCATGGTCACCCAGATCAAGGCTGCGCTGCCTGACGTGGTGATCGGCATCATCCCCGCTCCGGCCTGGTCGAGCACCGCGACCGGAGATCCCCGCTGGGCAGACGAAACTGCCGCATGGGTGGAAAACTGCATGACAGACGTGGCAACGCTCCAGGGCACCTACACAGACCTGTACATAGTGCCGGTCTGGCCGTTCATGAACGAGGATTGCGCCTATGCCTACGCCAGCGCCACGGACCTCTCCGCAATCAACAACACCCAGAAAAAAACCATCACCGACTGGGTGCACTTCGATGCGACCGGCAGGCTGCAGTATGCCGAGGTGGTCGGTAACTGGGCGGCTTGTGTGGTGTAGGTGGGAGCGGAGATGACTTATTTGTTGACATGTACGCATTCTCAATGCTATATAGATTTTCGCTCTTCGGAGCCCTGAGGACTTAACGCCCCTCGGGAGTAGTTTTTCCGTTCCCCGTTAGCTCAGTCGGTAGAACGGGTGAAATAAAAGAACGGAAAGCGCCATCTATTTCAACTAGGTGGCGTTTTTTGTTTCGGAAGTTCTATTGATCTACTGCGGGCGCCGTTGCTGGCGATGGGGAAGTGGAAGGTTATTTCTATCCGGTGATGATAAAGCCTGATTCTTTTTATGGCGAGCTGCAGGATGGCTCTTTGTTCAATCACGGTTAAGCTGTTGAACTCTTCCCGGGTCATCTGCAGTTCTTCCCAGGCTGGAGTCATTTCGTTCATCATTAATTCTTGTCGCTGTTTCTGCAACGTTTCTATCCTGCCGGTTATTTCCGTTATCTGTTTGCGAGCATCGGCAAAATCAATAATGCCTTCAGCGATGGCATTTACCAGCCGTTTTTTTCTGGCTTCATCGGCCTGCAGTCTTGTCAATACATCTTCCAGTTCCCCGCCCTTGTCGGAGTTTTCCCGTTCGTTGCGCCATAATTCCTGGATAGTTTCCATGTTTTCCATGGTGTCACAAAAGACCTCTATGACGATCGGATCAGCTACGTCCTGCCGGATCAGTCTTGACTGGGGGCACTTGTCCCGGGTGCCGCGGCTGCGACAGCCGTAATAATCGATTCTGCTGCCGTCTGCCCTGGTTTTGCTGTTGTGCCAGACTTTGGCGGTAAAATCACAGTGGCCGCAGTAAAGGATTTGCATGGCGGAGAGCAGTCCGCCGAAAGCGGCTTTGCTGTCGGGCGGTTTTCGACTCCGTCGCCCGGATCTGATCCGCAGTGCCTGCTCGGCATTTATGCACGGATCCCAATCGCAAATAATTATTTCGCCAGTTGCCGGGTCTTTTCGTTTTGCCTGGTAGAATTCAAGCCGTTCATCTGCCAAGGCCCGGCGCACGGCTATTTCGGGCATTCCAAGCGTTTCTGCAATTTTCTTGGCGCTGGTGGTTTCGGCCATCTGCCATAGTTTGCGCATTCTCGATAGTTGCCTGGGATCGATGACCGGCCGGCCGGCGGCATGGTCGTATATGTATGGCGGTGGCGGAGTGCCACCCATGAATTTTCCGGCCCGCCATGCCTGGTCGTGCCCTTCTTTCATGCGGCCCTTCAGGACTTTCATTTCGACTGAGGAGAAGCCCCCTTCCATGAGCAGCAGCATCCAGTCCGAGTGTTGCGAAGGGTCCAGGCTCCTGGAGAGTGTGGCGAGTTTGACGCCGCGCTCGGCACAGAGATGCAGCCAGGCGACATAATCCTGGAGGGAGTCGTCACGGGAGAGCCGGGAGAGTTCGATGCAGATGATGCGCTCGATCGTGCCGGCATGGATGTCAGCTTCGAGTCGGGAGCGCTCTTTCAGGTCGTCGGTTTTGCCCCTGGCGGCCGAGGCATGGCCGTCGTCATAGATGGTGTAAAGCCACCCTTGCGCCGTGGCATAGGCGGGCAGCTGCTCACGCTGTACGATTAATCTGTGGGAGGGTTTGTCTTTGTCTTCACGGGATTTGCGGATGTAGATGGCGGTGTGTTTCATGGCGATTTTTTCGGCCTGCCGTTTTTGGTTCGATGTTCAGACGTAAGTACCCAGCGCATGTTTGAAGGTGTATCTGTTCCCCCCTGCGTCAAGGGTTTGATGTGATCGACATCGTAGGCCTGGCCGTCATCCGGTTTAGGATGAGTTCGCTTGAATTCTCTGACAGCGGCGTAATCCCGGTAGATCTTGCCGGTTTTCTGGACCCTTCGGACGCCGTTGGCGTCGATGTAGGTAGGGAGCCGGTGCCGGGCCTCGGCAGTATTTGCTACCAAGATGACGATCAGGGTAAGCATAAAAAACCGCTGGAGGTTCATTGTGGCGGTCTGACCGGACCTGTGATTTTGCCTATAGATGGAAAAACCAGATAGGCAGTTTCAACCATATTCCTGCCCTTGCAGTATACAAAGAACTCGCTTTGCCCTTCTTTCCGTTGTTTATATCTGAACTCTGCACAATCGCTTACATAGTTTTTGGAAAGGGTTTTTGCTATGCCGGGATTGAAATCTTCATGCCAAGCGTCTTCGTATTCATAGAAAGGGTTTTCCAAAGACTTTTTGCCGTGACGCCAGGTTGCAAAACAGAGCACGGCGACCAGGATCAAACCGCCAATAATGATGGCGAGTGCAAAGTCGTTGTCTACTTCCCAAAAGCTATTTTTGCCTTTGTATTCCTTAACAGATTTAGCCATTTTGAGTAATTTTCTGCCAAACTAATTTTCGTAGACCTTTATTTCACATATTTCCCATTGGCGTATTTTGTCGGCAATGGAAGCTTTTATGAAGGCAGTATTAGTCAGTTTTTTTGTGTCGTATTTTTGAAAAGTCTCGCCAAACTGTATCGTGTGCAGTTCAAAATTGTTAGAGTCTACTGCTCGGACCTTGATAAAAACTTTTGCTGCCGGGCCATAATTCATGGCTTCCAGTTTGATGCTGATTGTTGTATATCCGCCGGACTTGCTGATTATAGAGGTTTCAATGTTTTTAGTGAGAATGTCGTCTTTGCCTGCCAGTGATAAGGAAGTTGTCAGGAAGATGATGCCGATGATGATAAATATTTTCATGTAATAACTCCAGTGATACAGCTGTTATTTATCTACCTCTTTTTTCGATATTATTAATTTATCTTATTTACTTTTGCTAAACATTATATTTTAATGTTTCCCGCCTTACCGGCGATCATCAAAAACTGTGGAGGTAAGTGATGCAAGATTATGCGATGTTATTTGAAAAGAAGTATCTTAAAATGACCGATGCCGAGCGTCTGGAGGAAATGAAGAGGGTCACGCGTAAGCGGATCAGCCCCATGGCCATGCTCGTTACTCTGCTTCTTATTATTCAGTCTCGCCATTAATCCCCTTGTTCCCTGCCTTTTTCAAGGAGCTGGTGAAGCAATTTCGCCAGCTCCGCCCTCGGCAATTTATTCAGTTCATCTTCCAGTGCAACTCGTAAGGGATCGCCGTATGTTGTCGACGGTTCGGAAACGACTTCTGGCCTCATCCCTAATGCAGTGTGTATCTTCTGAATCAACTCCATATCAAGACGTTTTGTGTCTCCACGCAGTAGCCTGTTCATCGTTTTTTGATGAACTCCCGCCTTTTCAGCAAGTTTAGTCTCACTAAGTCCTTGTTTTTGCGCCTCTTTCTTTATCTCTAAAATTATTTTATCCATTAGACATCTTTTCTCTTGACGCAAGACACTTTCTGTCTTATATCTTTAGTTAACGATTAACACTTAAACGATACTTATAAAGGACCGGAGCCAAATGACTGTTGAGCAATTCAAAGTTTTGATTTCCGATGCTGGTCTTACTGTTAAGGAAGCCTTGTTGCTTGCTCAGGCTGCTGTACTTGAAGCGCGCGTTACTTCTGGTCAGTCAAAGTCTGGAGCCGATCAATGCTGATCTCGGCCAGTGAATCTATTGACGGTGTTAAGGTTTCGATTTCTTTAGAGCTGCCTTCTGCATCTTTTCTACGTGAACCAGAAGCCTCAATATCCGTGTACGAAGATTCGCAACTTCAAGCGTTAGCTGTTCACGCGGCATCAAGACTGCCTGCTCTGCTTGATTCAGTAATGTTATCAGTTTCTGAAAGTCTGGCTGCTGCATTAAAGACCTCCTGAAGTAGAAAGGATCAGACCATGGCACCTCATAAAATAACAATCAAGGCCGAGATACATCGCGATCTGCAGGCGCTTATCGACCGCGTTTCACAGATTGATTTTGATGCTACCCCCCAGGCTAGAGAGCTGTTTTTGAAGTTTGTTGGTGACCCTTCTAACCTGATCTGTGTTGACAGTGATTGCGGCCCGGCACTTGGGACAGGTGATGTTCTTATTGTTTGCAAGCCGTCCCAGGCGTTCCTTGATTTTATGGCCGCAGTTGCAGGGTAGTTCTATTTCATGATTATCGATGATGCTTTTCATTTTTAGCTTCCCCGGAACTTATTAGCCGGAACTTAACACAAAACTACAGGATTTAACAAATGCAAACTAACAATCACTTGAAAATTGACCATGCGGCAACGGTTGAACGCTGCAAGTTGATCAACCGCAATGAGGTTGCCAGGCAGTGCGGTGTTTCTGCTCCGGTCGTGCTCCATGTGCTGCGCGGCGACTACCCTTATCCTGATTCTGAGGCTGCCCAGCGGATTATTGCCAAGATCAGGGAGCTGGGTCTGCTGGTTGAGGTTGATGTGAACAAGGCCGCTTAGAGTGTATCGCGCTGGTTGCTGCCGTCAATTATAGGTTTACGAGGTTCTATCATGAGAAGTTACGAGGCTATTGGTTTGTGCATAGGGCGGGATGCGGATCTGATGGCGGACGTTTTGGGCCGCAAGGCTATTACGTTGCGCCGCTGGAAACAGGACCCGCTGCAGTCTGGCGCGACCAATCCGGTTGACAGTCTGGAAAAGCTGATGCAGACGGCGCTTGATGTTGGGCGGCCCAGGTCTGAGGCGCTTGCCCCTCTGGCTTATCTGGAGCGGCTTTTCAGCGGGCCGAGGGTCGAGACTAATGCCAGTGTGCATTCATCTTTTGCCGATCTGCAGCGGGAGACTTCGCACTTGACGGCTGAGTATTCGGCTGCTGTGCGGGATGGTTTTATCTCACCGGATGAGGCGCGGCGAATGCGGCGACAAGTTGCGCACCTTGAGGATTCGATTGAGGAATTGAAGCTTGTGTTGGGTAAGGCGGCCTGATGGACTGGTCTGTTAAGAAGCGTCTCCCTCTGGCGGAGCAGCATTGCAAGAATTGTAAAGCCTTGCCGGAGGGCTCGCCGCTCTGTCCGGTTCACAACTGTATGCTGATCGGCTGGTGTCTGGAATGGAGATGACCATGAACAGTAAAGGCCCGACAAGGGAGCAGTTCACGGATAAGGAATGGCAGGCAGTCGGCAATCTATTTACCTATCTCAGCCAACTGCGCAAGGAAGGCAAGATCGGCAGGAAGGGAGCTGCTGCATGATGATCCATTCTCTGGCTGCTCGTGCCCTGCTCATGATGGCGGATTTTCAGTGCAACTCTACCGAGGCGGTTTTGTGGGTCTGCCGGCGGCTGCCGCCGACGATGCTGGCCTATTACCACCGCAACGTTGTGCGGCTGATTGCTGTTGAATGCGGAGGTATGGCGTGAAGAAGATCCCGCTGACCGAGCAGTGCTGTGCCGTCTGTATTTTCTGGGGTCCACTGTCTCCCGTGAAGGGTCGCTGCGGCAAGCTGGCCAAGATCACGTTCAGTTGTGCCTGGTGCGTAAAATACCGTCAGTCAAGGGGGCTTAAATGACACGCGCACGTTTGACCCTGTGGCAGATCATTGCCCTTTTGGTGCTACTGCTGGCCACTATGCTTGTTCCGGACAGGTCTGATCCTTCCGAGCTGACTGCCGGAGTCGATCGGAAGGAGGTTGTCTCCAGGTGGGGCAAGTAGCCGTGTACTGCCTGTGCAACGATTGCCGCAGGCGGGGACGCTGCCGGAATGAGGCGGTGGTCAGAAGGGAGACGCTGTTTGCCATGGCCGATGGCCGGGCAGTTGATTGTGGTGAAATCCTGCCGACCTGGCAGGCGAGGCTGGCAGCATGACCGAGATAGAGGAGTTTCTGGCATCACGGCAAATGATTCACTGCGCGAAGATGTCAGCCGACATTACGCAGGAGAAGTGCCGGGAATTAAAAGAGTCGGGTCGTTACAGTTTTCACTGTGACGCCTGCAACGGGGGTGAGGAGATGGGGACCAAGGGCAAGGCATGCAGTGTCGAGGGGTGCAACACCCAGTCATGGAAGGGCGGTTTCTGCTGGAAGCACGAACCGGGTAATGTGGCTGCCCGCACAAAAGCCGCAAAGGAGAAACCCGTAAATGCCGCTACTGAAGGCAAAGAACGGCCCGCGCCTGCTCCCCCGGCCACCCCCCCCCATGTCACAGAGAAAGCCCCGCCTGCAGTAAATCCGCTCTCCAGTCTTATTCCGTGCGTCAGTCCAGATACAGGCGCAAAGATGATTATAAACCTACCGTCTCGGGTTGCCGGTTTGTGCATCGAGCACAACATCACTCCCGAGGTCGTCGCGGACCTGATCATCTGGACGCTCAACGGCGAAATGGAGCGCCATCCGTACCGGTCCACCGGGCTTGTGGAGGTGCATGATGGATCTCTTTAGCGAGCTGGATAAACTCACATCTCCGCAGTTTGCCGCTTCTCCGGTCAAAATGCTCTCCCGGGAAGAGATCGAACAGCTGCGCACAACCGGACAAGTTACCCCTCCGGAGCAGATCCCCGAGTATCACATGCCCCGCAGAGTAAGCATGCCGCCGGCCTCACGGCATTCGTCTTTCGGCCGCACCCTGCAGAGTTGCCGGAGGTTCATGTGATTACGATCAAGGTCGACGGTCTCGATGAGCTGCTCTCCAGCCTGAAAGGGATGGAGCGCCAGATCCCTTATGCCATTGCCAATGGAATCAATGCTGTTGCCCGTCTGGTGAAGGAAGCCGAGCGCCAGGAAATGATTTCCGTATTCAAGTCGCCTACACCCTACACCCTTAACAGCCTGCGACTAACGCCGGCCAAAGCGCCACGCTCCATCGTTGCCACCGTTTTTTTCAAGGACCCTCCGAACCTGTCACAAAAGGGCCATTACCTGTTGCCGCAGGTTGAAGGTGGGGCCAGGCCGTTAAAGCCGTACGAGATGGGACTGGGCGGGAAGTTTACCACGCCGGGCAAAGGTTTGAAGCTTGACCAGTACGGCAACCTGGGCCGCGGGCAGCTCACCAAGATCATGTCGCAGTCCGGCAGCTTCCGTGAGTCGGGCAACAAGATGAACCGCACCCGCAAGGGGGGCAAGGTCGGCGATATGTTCATGTTGAAAGAGCGGCGCGGCAAACTGCTACCCGGCATTTACGAGCGCACCATGGGAAGCGATACAGGCGCCCGCATAGGTCGTTATCTCTTGGCCCGCAGCCTGGGTGCAAAGAAGAGCGAACTGAATAAGGCGACCAAAGCGCTCGTTCCCCGCGGCATCAAGCCGGTCCTGATTTTTCCGGACAGCGCACCGAGTTACACCAAGCGCTTTGACTTCTACGGCATTGCGCAAAAGGTGGTTGATGCGAACCTTCAGCCGGAAATGATCAAGTCGATCGATGCGGAAATCCAGCGCGAACTGGCCTACCGCGCCAGCAAGGGGCGGTGATCAATGGCCCTTGGCGATCGCTTGAAGTGTTTATCTCAACACAAGATTGAAGTGCCCCCGCCAGATCCGGAGCCGGTTGTTTCTTTTGACCAGGCCGCGGCTGACGAGCTGCTGCACAAGATTAACGACGAGCTGGGCTGTTCGTATCCTCCCGGGTGTCTACAGTGGATCATTGCCAACCGGAAGGATATCTGGACGGCTCTCTGCTCGGGTGAGAACGTTGTCGATCTGGCTTATCTGAATGGCGACATGCCGGGCTTTGTGAAAGCGCTTGACCTGTTGAAGCGGATGTATTGCAAAGCTTACGAGGTGTTCAATACTCGCCCGCCGGTTATTGAAGTGCAGGCGGATTTGGGGCTGGGCTAATGGGTTTTGCTCTCGACAACCTGGGCGAGGATGAGTGCCGACGGATCGCCGCCGAACTATTTACGGTTACCGATGCCAAGGCGAAGCTGAACGGCATGTGCCCGTTCCATGGCGACAAGAAAACCCCTTCTTTTTACTACAACCCGGCCAAGGACAGTTGTGGCTGCAGCAGCTGCGGAGTTTATGGTGACCTGATCAAGTTATGGAGCCATGTTTTCGGCCTGGACAGCAAGACGGACGGATTCAAGGCCTTTTGTCGGGAATTTGGTATTACCGGTAAAGGTAAAGATGGCACTCCCAAGAAGAGAGAGAGACCCCCACCTCCCCCGCCGAAACCGAAAGGGGCATGGAAAAGGCGATCTGATGAAGGATCATAAACAAAAGGAGGAAGTATGTCGGCAATCATCAAACATGAACTCGCAGCAGCGGTAGAGGAAGCATCAGGGGGCAAGCAGACCGTTCTCTGTACGGCGAAGGGGCAACCAACCTACATGAATATTGTTCCGGCTTTCAGGCTCGAAGAGATCAGCCCTGAGCTTGGCACCGGGCTTCATCCGGCTTTTATTGTCGGGGGTGTCGAGAAATCGGAGATCTACATCGGCACATATCAGGCTGTCATCCGTGACGGCGAAGCGTTGTCGCTTCCGGATCAGGACCCGGCAAACTGCATCAACTTCGATCAGTCCCGTTCGGCCTGTCTCGCTGCCGGCCCCGGCTTTCACCTGATGACTAACTGGGAATGGGCAGCCGTTGCTCTTATGTGCATGAAAAACGGTTCCGGAAATCTGCGCGGGAACAAC